CCGCGATTGACATACATCGGCGTTTCGGTGGTGTCTTCTTCGGAAATTTTCCCGCGGTTAGTCGGGCGAACATATGAGAGTTTGTGTTTTATTTTCACACGGTTCTCATCAAACGGTTCGATTTCCAGGTTGAGCGAGACCTTACCTTTGGTTTTCGTGTTCATCACACCGGAAGCGACTTCACTGAGAACTGCGCCGATTTTGGTTTCAAATACGCCGCCGTCCAGCTCCCCGATAAATGCCTGCACATCAGTACTGCGTTCGCTAGCCATTTTGCTGCTCCTCATCATATCGACCCTGCAAGGTCGGTTGGTTTCTCCACAAAACAGAGAAGAACACCTGCGGTGGCAGCCGCCCGGATGGATTGGGTTATGAGCCCGTCGTCCGGTGATGCTCTTCTCTGTTTTGTAAAAAGGACGGTACCAGCCGGAAGCAAGGATACAAGCTGATACCGCCAAGACTACACACAGCATAAAGTTGTGGTGCCGGGTGCCTCCCGGTGCCTGGCGAAGGTTGCACACCAGGCGGGTGGGTATCCACAGAAGGTCGACTGTCAGCCTCAACCTTAACCCGCGTGCGCTGAGTCGCATTCACCACAACGCTAAGGATTCTCTTTGGTTGAAAATACTTAGCTGTTATGTGCCTGTCTTTTCACCACTTCAGGCTCGGTGGTATCTTGGTGTTTTCATATAGCCAAGAAGGAAATAGTTATGACCAAAGAAGAAAAATTCTTTATTTATTCCAACTATCGGTTAAGACTCGCACTGCATATCAGACTGCTGCCATGACATCAGATAAAAATTACAGTACGTCAGAAAACCCGATAGACGACATAAGCAAGCTTTACGATAGTTCGAAGCACTACTCGATAAAAAGTTTGCTGAGGCTGGGCTTGAGTGATTGTTGAATAATCGACAAAACCCAACTTAAATTTTCGTCAGTGGGCTCGATGCCATGTGCGGTGAGCTCACTTTTCAAAACTCCAAGCAATTCAGAGCTGATTTTCAATATATCTGCTTGAGTTCTAACTATTCCCACTTTTTCCTCCCTTGGTCTACGCGCGGTCATGTTTTACGCCCAAACGACTTCACAGTTATTGTTTAAAATCTGGACTTTCATTTTGTTCTTTAACCTCCAGATTTCAGCGTATCTAAAGGCGCATTCTCATTTGGTGTGAACCGAATAGTTGTGCTGATATTGATTAATGCCCCGACACACAAGACTACGCACTCAGAGCAGATAGCAACTTCATCTTTTCCGCCTTTGGCGATGATTTTTTTTGCCTGCAGCTCGTTTGCGCCACAAAACGAGCATGTGAAATAACTGTTCATTTGTGCTCTCTTACACATAGTATTTAACGAATCATCCGGTCATTCATACGCCACCGGCGGCTACTTCGTGGGCGTCCTGCCTGTTCGTTACTGCAACATCTTTAAGTTGTAATCTAGTTGTTGTTTTGGTTGTTGTCAACAACTTTATGTGGTTTTGACGGATGTGAAATGAGGGCAAGGGTTATCAAAAAAGAAGGTTGTATGGACGATGCGCTTTTAATTACACAAGGGACACTTTCCTTCCGTGATTGGAAACTCTCAAATCACGGGAGGAAGATTGAAAAGGCGGGTAATAATGGTAACTAAATTTCTGAAGGAAGGTTTTTTGATGCATTACCAAGTGCGCGATGACCAGAATACTCTACCTATAACGTGAATTCTGGAACGCCTATCTTCGAAGGTGAGTATTTCATCTGGATACTCATCTTTATTGAAACTTCTTAGAATCAGACCACCGTCAGGTAAATTGATCAATATTTTAACTCTAAGTAATACGCCATCACGTATGGCATAAAGATCCCCATCACGAATAGGAACCGTTTGGGAAACATCAACAGCAACAAAATCTCCATTGTTAAGTACAGGTAGTAAACTATTGCCCCAAATTTTTACGATCTTTGCATTGGAGACACATACACCAGCTTTTCTTAAATCAATCCTTCTTAGCGGGAACCAGTCTACAGTTGATTCAACTATTTCAGCCAAACATCCATTACCCGCTGATAACTCGACATCTAGGACTGGAATGTTTGCAAAAATGTCAGGATCTAATGCTGTACTTTCAGCCTCCTTTACAACAAGGTCTGGGAAAGACGCGTTATCCTCAATTCCCAATTGCAACCACTTTTGAGAAACCCCTAACACTTTAGCAATCTCTTTAATTTTCCGAGGCTGTTGAGTTTCTCCATTCTCGATTTTCGCTACGGATTGTTGTGAAAGCCCAATTTTTTCAGCTAGTTGCGCCTGACTCATTCCTGCTTTTTCTCTTTCGCTTTTTAGTCTTTCTGCCAATGTTTTCACAACATATCCCCCTCGTTTTTATTGAGGTTACAACTTTATGTTTTAGCTTTCCAACATCTAAAAGTTGTGATAAAAGTTGTTGTAGTTGTATAATCGAAGTTATCAACAACTTTACTACTTACAGATAGGAGAAAGCTATGACACCTGAGCAATTAGCCTTATCAGAGGCAATCGCTCTGGCTGGTGGTCAATCAGAATTGGCTCGGAAGCTCACAGCCAGCAGTGGTCGTTTAGTAAAGCAACAACATGTCTGGAACTGGTTGAACAGAGAAAAGCGTCCCCCTGCAAAGCTCTCGATATTTATTGAAATGACCACTGGCGTATCAAAAGAAAAATTACGTCCAGATATTTTTCAAAAGATTAAAGACTTATCAGATGGAAAGTAACCACAGTTTTAAGGAGATAGCCGTGGGTAAGCATCACTGGAAAGTAGAAAAACAGCCTGAGTGGTACGTGAAAGCTGTCAGAAAAACTATCGCAACGTTGCCGGGTGGTTACGCTGAAGCAGCTGACTGGCTGGATGTAACAGAGAACGCATTATTTAACCGCCTTCGTGCCGATGGCGATCAGATTTTCCCGCTGGGATGGGCAATGATTTTGCAACGTGCTGGTGGAACTCACTTCATTGCTGACGCTGTGGCGCAGTCTGCAAATGGCGTCTTTGTGTCTCTTCCTGACGTCGAGGATGTGGACAACGCCGATATAAACCAGCGCCTGCTGGAAGTCATCGAACAGATCGGGAGTTACTCAAAGCAGATTCGTTCGGCAATCGAAGATGGGGTAGTGGAGCCACACGAGCAGACAGCAATTAATGATGAGTTGTATCTGTCAATTTCGAAGCTCTAGGAGCATGCAGCACTGGTCTACAAAATCTTTTGCGCTCCAGAAGAGAGTAACGCCCGCGAGTGTGCAGCTCCGGGCGTCGTGGCGTCGATTGCTTCTGGTTGTGGAGAAACTAACGCATGAACAGTTTAACAACACACTACCGTCGCTCGCAACTGATTGCGCTTCCTGTACCGGGTGGAAAAGCGAAGGTGGAGTATTGCTATGCAGTGAATGTACCAGGTGACAGGGAAATTGTAACCCACAGCTTTGCAGAGTGGGCTGTGGGTGATTTCAACCGGCAGAAGGAGACAGTCCTTTGCGACAAGTTAACCGCTGGTTCAAAGATCACTACGGAGTGCCCGTCAGAGTCATTCGTTGGGAGCCGGAAACACAACGGGTTATCTACCTCCGTGAAGGCTATGAACATGAATGCTTCAGTCCGCTCGAACAGTTTCGTCGTAAATTCAGGGAAATAGAGGTCGGTCATGAGCCTGTTAATGACATCCCAGCCCATTGTGATAAATCGTGATCTTGCATGCCGTATTGGTCTGAATGAGGCAATTGTGTTGCAGCAGCTTCATTACTGGCTGAATGAAACGAATTCAGGCACTGAGCATGGCGGAATTCGCTGGGTTTATAACACGACAGAACAGTGGCTGGAGCAGTTTCCGTTCTGGTCAGAGTCCACTCTGAAACGCACATTTGCAAGCCTGAAATCACTTGGGGTTTTGCGTCGCGAGCAACTCAATAAATCGAAGCGTGACATGACCAACTTCTACACGATCAACTATGAAAGTGAGCTTTTAGAAGAGGTCAAAATGCACTTCTCCATCGGGTCAAAGTGACCTGATGGATGGGCGCAAAATGATACGATCCATTGGTTCAAAACGACACGCTGTCATCGGGTCAAAATGGCCCAATGATCTTACAGAGAATACAACAGAGATTACTACAGAGAATAAAACCTCTTCTCGTCCGGACGCTTCGCAACCGGACACGCAAACGGCTGAACAGGAGTTTTTAACTCGCCATCCTGATGCGGTTGTATTCAGCCCTAAAAAGCGCCAGTGGGGAACGCAGGATGATTTGACCTGCGCACAGTGGCTCTGGAAAAAAATCATCGCCCTGTACGAGCAGGCCGCCGAATGTGACGGCGAGGTGGTTCGTCCCAAAGAACCGAACTGGACAGCATGGGCAAACGAAATTCGCCTGATGTGTGTGCAGGATGGTCGTACTCACAAACAAATCTGCGAGATGTACAGCCGCGTCAGCCGCGATCCGTTCTGGTGCCGTAACGTGCTCAGCCCGTCGAAGTTGCGGGAAAAATGGGATGAGCTTTCCCTGCGCTTATCGCCGTCCGTCAGCACGCACACAGAAAAACGTGAAGACCCGTACTTCAAAGCCAGTTACGACAACGTGGACTACAGCCAGATCCCGGCAGGATTCAGGGGGTGATCATGAGTCTGTTAAATGACGTTCAGAAATTCATTGAAGCCCATCCGGGCTGTACTTCCGGAGACATTGCGGATGCTTTTTACGTGGGGGCTTAATGAGTAATAAATATTGCCAGGCGCTGGTAGAACTGCGGAACAAACCAGCCCATGAACTGAAGGAAGTGGGCGATCAGTGGCGCACGCCGGACAACATTTTCTGGGGAATTAACACCTTGTTTGGTCCGTTTGTTCTGGATCTGTTCACTGACGGTGATAACGCCAAATGTGCCGCGTATTACACGGCGGAAGACAACGCGCTGGCGCATGACTGGTCAGAACGTCTTGCGGAGCTTAAAGGTGCTGCCTTTGGCAATCCCCCGTACAGCCGCGCCAGTCAGCATGAGGGGCAATACATCACCGGCATGCGTTACATCATGAAGCATGCCAGTGCCATGCGTGATAAAGGCGGGCGCTATGTTTTCCTGATCAAAGCTGCCACCGGCGAAGTGTGGTGGCCGGAAGGTGCAGATCATATTGCTTTTATTCGCGGGCGTATTGGTTTTGAACTGCCTGCCTGGTTTATCCCGAAAGACGAAAAGCAGGTGCCAACAGGTGCTTTCTTCGCTGGTGCTATTGCTGTTTTCGACAAGACCTGGAAGGGACCGGCAATCAGCTACATCGGGCGCGATGAACTTGAGGCATGTGGTGAGGCATTTCTGGCGCAGGTTCGCCAGCAGGCGGAAAAACTGGTCAGGGAGATGGTGGCATGAAGCTAATACTGCCTTTTCCGCCCAGCGTGAACACGTACTGGCGACACCCCAACAAAGGGGCATTTGCTGGTAAGAGCCTGATAAGCGAGGCGGGGCGAAAATTTCAGAGCGCGGCGTGTGCCGCCATCATTGAGCAGTTACGTCGTCTGCCGAAACCAACGTCGGCACCTGCTTCAGTGGAGATCGTGTTGTTTCCTCCGGATAACAGGATCCGCGATCTGGACAACTATAACAAGGCGCTGTTTGACGCCCTGACCCACGCGGGTGTGTGGGAAGACGACAGTCAGGTGAAAAGAATGCTGGTGGAGTGGGGACCGGTTATCCCGAAAGGGAAGGTCGAGATCACTATCAGTAAGTACGAGAAAACGGCGGGTGCAGCCGCCTGATCAAGAGGAGAAACGAAGTATGAATAATCTGATGGTCATTGATGGTATTGAAGTTCGTCGTGATGTTTATGGGCGTTACAGCCTGAACGATCTACATCACGCAGCAGTAGCATCTGGTGCAAATGCCAGAACCAAGGAGCCAGGAAAGTTTCTTTCCAGCCAACAAACTGTTGAACTTGTTCATGAATTGACCAACACCCAGAATTTGGGTGTTGACCCGGTGAGTGTGATTCATGGGGGAAATGAACGGGGAACGTATGTCTGCAAGGAACTGGTGTATGCCTATGCAATGTGGATCAGCCCGTCATTCCATCTGAAGGTGATCCGTACTTTCGATATGGTAACCAGCGCACCGGAAAAATTATCCGGACAGGCTGCTGACAAGATGCAGGCTGGCGTGATCCTGCTGGACTTTATGCGNTGTGGAGAAACTAACGCATGAACAGTTTAACAACACACTACCGTCGCTCGCAACTGATTGCGCTTCCTGTACCGGGTGGAAAAGCGAAGGTGGAGTATTGCTATGCAGTAAATGTACCAGGTGACAGGGAAATTGTAACCCACAGCTTTGCAGAGTGGGCTGTGGGTGATTTCAACCGGCAGAAGGAGACAGTCCTTTGCGACAAGTTAACCGCTGGTTCAAAGATCACTACGGAGTGCCCGTCAGAGTCATTCGTTGGGAGCCGGAAACACAACGTGTTATCTACCTCCGCGAAGGCTATGAGCATGAGTGCTTCAGCCCGCTCGAACAGTTTCGTCGTAAATTCAGGGAAATAGAGGTCGGTCATGAGCACTAAATTAACCGGCTATGTATGGGATGGTTGCGCTGCATCAGGCATGAAATTATCCAGCGTGGCAATTATGGCCCGCCTGGCTGATTTCAGTAATGACGAAGGTGTGTGCTGGCCATCAATTGAAACCATTGCCCGCCAGATTGGCGCGGGGATGAGTACCGTCAGAACGGCTATCGCACGGCTGGAAGCAGAAGGCTGGTTAACGCGTAGGGCGCGTCGCCAGGGTAACCGCAATGCGTCGAATGTTTATCAGCTTAACGTTGCGAAGCTTCAGGCAGCGGCATTTTCTCAACTGTCAGATTCTGACCCGTCAAAATCTGACGCATCAAAATCTGACCCGTCAAAATTTGATGCGTCGAAATCTGGCAAAAAAGCGGGTTTTCACCCGTCAGAATCTGGTGGGGATCCGTCAGTAAAATCAAAACATGATCCGTCAGATAAAAAAACTTCTCGTCCGGACGCTTCGCAACCGGACACGCAGACGGCTGAACAGGATTTTTTAACTCGCCATCCTGATGCGGTTGTATTCAGCCCTAAAAAGCGCCAGTGGGGGACGCAGGATGATTTGACCTGCGCACAGTGGCTCTGGAAAAAAATCATCGCCCTGTACGAGCATGCCGCCGAATGTGACGGCGAGGTGGTTCGTCCCAAAGAACCGAACTGGACAGCCTGGGCAAACGAAATTCGCCTGATGTGTGTGCAGGATGGTCGTACTCATAAACAAATCTGCGAGATGTACAGCCGCGTCAGTCGCGATCCGTTCTGGTGCCGTAACGTGCTCAGCCCGTCGAAGCTGCGGGAAAAATGGGATGAGCTTTCCCTGCGCTTATCGCCGTCCGTCAGCACGTACACCGAAAAACGCGAAGACCCGTACTTCAAAGCCAGTTACGACAACGTGGACTACAGCCAGATCCCGGCAGGATTCAGGGGGTGATCATGAGTCTTTTGAATGACGTTCAGAAATTCATTGAAGCCCATCCGGGGTGTACTTCCGGAGACATTGCGGATGCTTTTGCAGGTTACTCACGACAGCGCGTTCTGCAGTCAGCAAGCAAGTTACGTCAGAGTGGGCGTGTGGCTCACCGTTGTGAAGGGGATACACGCAGACATTTCCCGCGGCTGACTGAGATACCGCAGGAGCCGGAACCGCAACCAGTTCGTGAATCCAGACCTGTGCGCAATTTCTATGTCGGCACTAACGATCCCCGGGTGATTTTGTGCCTGACCCGCCAGGCGGAAGAACTGGAGTCCAGGGGCTTATACCGTCGTGCTGCAACGGTGTGGATGGCGGCATTCCGTGAAAGCCACTCCCAGCAAGAGCGAAACAATTTTCTGGCGCGTCGTGAGCGGTGTTTACGGAAAAGCAGCAAGCGCGCTGCATCGGGTGAAGAGTGGTATCTGTCAGGGAATTACGTGGGGGCTTAATGAGTAATAAATATTGCCAGGCGCTGGTGGAGCTGCGGAACAAACCAGCCCATGAACTGAAGGAAGTGGGCGATCAGTGGCGCACGCCGGACAACATTTTCTGGGGAATTAACACCCTGTTTGGCCCGTTTGTTCTGGATCTGTTTACTGATGGTGATAACGCCAAATGCGCCGCGTATTACACTGCGGAAGACAACGCGCTGGCGCATGACTGGTCAGAACGTCTTGCGGAGCTTAAAGGTGCTGCCTTTGGTAATCCCCCGTACAGCCGCGCCAGTCAGCATGAGGGGCAATACATCACCGGCATGCGTTACATCATGAAGCATGCCAGTGCCATGCGTGATAAAGGCGGGCGCTATGTTTTCCTGATCAAAGCTGCCACCAGCGAAGTTTGGTGGCCGGAAGATGCAGACCATATTGCTTTTATTCGCGGGCGTATTGGTTTTGAACTGCCAGCCTGGTTTATCCCGAAGGACGAGAAGCAGGTGCCGACAGGCGCTTTCTTCGCTGGTGCTATTGCTGTTTTCGACAAGACCCGGAAGGGACCGGCAATCAGCTACATCGGGCGCGATGAACTTGAGGCATGTGGTGAGGCCTTTCTGGCGCAGGTTCGCCAGCAGGCGGAAAAACTGGTCAGGGAGATGGCGGCATGACGACGTTAACTCAATGCCAGCAGCAGGTGCTGGATATGCTGATTTCTTACCAGCAAGAACGTGGCTTTCCGCCAACCAATCAGGAGGTGGCAACCATGCTGGGATACCGTTCGGTGAATGCAGCGGTGGAGCATCTTCGCGCACTGGAGAAAAAAGGCGTCATCACGATAAAGCGTGGCGTGGCCCGGGGGATAACTCTTCATACCGCGGTGAAGGACGACGACAGCGAGGCGGTCGGGATTATCCGCGCACTGCTTGCCGGTGAGGAAAACGCCAGGCTGCGTGCAGCCCACTGGTTACATGAGAGGGGCCTGAAAGTATGAAGCTGATCTTGCCTTTCCCGCCCAGCGTGAACACGTACTGGCGACACCCCAACAAAGGGGCGTTTGCTGGTAAGAGTCTGATAAGCGCAGCGGGGCGCAAATTCCAGAGCGCGGCGTGCGCAGCAATAGTTGAGCAGTTACGTCGTCTGCCGAAACCAACGTCGGCACCTGCTTCAGTGGAGATCGTGTTGTTTCCTCCGGATAACCGGATCCGCGATCTGGACAACTATAACAAGGCGCTGTTTGACGCCCTGACCCATGCGGGTGTGTGGGAAGACGACAGTCAGGTGAAAAGAATGCTGGTGGAGTGGGGACCGGTTATCCCGAAAGGGAAGGTCGAGATCACTATCAGTAAGTACGAGAAAACGGCGGGTGCAGCCGCCTGATCAAGAGGAGAAACGAAGTATGAATAATCTGATGGTCATTGATGGTATTGAAGTTCGTCGTGATGTTTATGGGCGTTACAGCCTGAACGATCTACATCACGCAGCAGTAGCATCTGGTGCAAATGCCAGAACCAAGGAGCCAGGAAAGTTTCTTTCCAGCCAACAAACTGTTGAACTTGTTCATGAATTGACCAACACCCAGAATTTGGGTGTTGACCCGGTGAGTGTGATTCATGGGGGAAATGAACGGGGAACGTATGTCTGCAAGGAACTGGTGTATGCCTATGCAATGTGGATCAGCCCGTCATTCCATCTGAAGGTGATCCGTACTTTCGACATGGTAACCAGCACACCGGAAAAATTATCCGGACAGGCTGCTGACAAGATGCAGGCTGGTGTGATTCTGCTGGACTTTATGCGTCGGGAATTAAACCTGTCTAACTCATCTGTGCTTGGTGCCTGTCAGAAACTCCAGGAGGCTGTTGGCTTACCGAATCTGGCACCGCGCTATGCCATTGATGCTCCTGCTGATGCACACGATGGCTCAAGTCGCCCGACACTGTCACTGAGTGCACTGCTGAAACAGTATGGTATCCGCCTGACGGCTAATCAGGCATATCACCAGATGGCAAAGCTGGGGATCGTTGAACAACGTGAACGATACAGCCGCACTGCGATTAACAACATCAAAAAATTCTGGTCGCTGACGGCGAAAGGCTGCATGTTCGGCAAGAACATCACCAGTCCCGCAAATCCGCGCGAGACGCAGCCGCATTTCTTCGAATCCCGATTCCCTGAGCTGTTAAAGCTGCTCGATACCGTTCATTGAGGTGACCGTGAGAGCACTACTGACCCCTGAAATTGCCCCGCGTATGGGGATCGTATTGTTCAGGCCAGGTTCAGAGCTGATGCCCCTGTTTATGCAGGGGCGTGTCCTGCTGGAGCCTGAGCCGGAGCGTTATTCATCTTTCGCCAGTGGTGCCGTTCCGGCGGCATCACAACCGCTGGCGGATGATCCTGCCGTTCGGGCCGTGTTCCGCAATGAGGCAGTGATCCGTCGTGCTGGTGGCGTGGAATGTCTTGAAAGCTGGTTACTTCGTGAAAAAGGCTGCCAGTGGCCTCATTCCGACTGGCACAGCGAGAACATGACCACAATGCGACACGCTCCGGGTGCAATCCGTCTGTGCTGGCACTGCGATAACCAGCTGCGCGATCAGTTCACGGAACGGCTGGAATCAATGGCAACGGATAACTGTGCCCGCTGGGTGTTGTCTGTTGTGCGTCGGGATCTCGGTTTTGATGACAGTCACGTTGTGACAATGCCGGAACTGTGCTGGTGGCTGATTCGTAATGATCTGGCGGATGCCTTACCGGAAAGTGCAGCCCGTAAGGCACTGAGATTACCGAAGCCTGTTGTGCCGTCTGTTACCCGGGAAAGTGACCTTGTGCCTTCGGTTCCTGCCACCAGCATCATCCAGGATAAGGCGAAAAAGGTGCTGGCGCTGAAAGTGGATCCGGAGTCGCCGGAGTCTTTTATGTTACGCCCAAAACGTCGCCGCTGGGTTAATGAAAAGTACACGCGC